CTCCCACCTCACTAAACGCTACGCCAGTTCGTACGGCGATGAAGTTTAGTGTAATAAAGTTAATTGCACGAGCAGGTTTAATGAAAATATCTGCGACAAATTCATTTCTATCAATGACTTCACCTGTATTATTTGTTTCATCAGAAACTACACTAAAGTCGGTGATACCCCTCTTACCTTGTATATCTCGTAAAAATGGTTCTACTAAGTTCTTAAACTGTGCCCTTGTAAATTCATCGTTGAACTCAAAGAGTTGAAACTTAGCAGCAGTTGCGATTGCTTTTTCTAAAATAATGAAGAGTCTTCTTACATTAATTCTATCAAATGCACTCGGTTTAGCGAGACCAGTTTTATCACCAAACAAGATTGTACCTTGCCCAGGGAAAGTAACAACTGGATTTATTCTTGCCTTATATAAAGTATCTCTTTGTGATTGAGTAGGAACAAAAGGCAGACTTACTGCACCTCTAATTTGCCCTCTATTAAACCCGCCTGGTGAGAAAAATGCTTCTGCAACTTGTTCTGTTTGTGCAACAAGCCCTGCAACATCTCCGTTCAATGGCACATATCTATATACATCATTAAATCTATCGTACATATATTTGTAACCACTATCAAAGACTGCATAAGAAGAACTTGGAAGTGCATCAAAGAAATTTTTAACATTTACTGTCATTGTTTCTTGATTTGGAACACCCACAATATCAGCTCTCTCTGGAGAAATAAATGTCATACAATCTTTTCTATTTTCTGAGATTGTAATTAAATTATTTGCAAGTGTAGCAGATGCTTTACCCGCCATAAGTAAATTTACATCTTCAGATTCAGCATCTTTAAATCTATTATAAGCCTCTAACTTTTCTCCGTCTGTTACTGCATAATCATCAGTACCTCCAGTAAGTGTAGATGTTGAAATCTTATTAACATCAGGACCACTATCTAGTAAGTTATATGCAGTTACACTTTGTACTGAAGAATCTGATTTAAGAACGATACCCCAATCACCAGAACCATCTTTCATTGCAGATGGGTGATTTGTTACATAAATAAATTGTGACTCTGAATAGATTCTATCTACATAAAATAAGTTATTACCAGAGGCATCTACTGCTTCTGGGTTTTTTGATAAGAATGCATATGTTTCAATAACAGAATTTGTTCTATTACCTGCTGTATCGTTATCAAAACCAGTTTGAGCACCAGTTGAATCATAAACTACAATGTGTAATTCATCATCAGAAATACCCCTTGCAGTTGCATGTTCTGAAGTTCCTGGTTCACCATCAAATAAATCAAAGAATCTCCAATATTTTGTGATATAAGAATCATCTGCTAAAGCTGCGATTAAACCCTTACCAGCAGGGTCATCTAACTGTCTAATTGTTATTGTTTCAGCTCCAGCATCAAGTGCAGATATTTCATATCTAACACCCTCGTGACCTGTAGCAAAAGTTGTACGACCTGAATCAGAATAAAATTCTATGATTTGACCAACTGCAAAATCAGTAGTTTCAAATGCATCAATCGTAATTGTTGTATCACCAATAGCTGCACTACCATCATTTACTTGTTTTGCTGTATTTTGTGAAAATGTGTTTTTAGTACAAATATCAACTTTAATACCATTTGAATGTATACCAGCTGTTCTTGCTGTAAATACACCAACACTTGAATTAGCAGACCCTAATGATAAATTAGGTCTATAACTCTCTTGATAATTTGTAGTTGATTTAATTAATATTCCTGTTCCGTCTGAATCAGCATTCAGTATGGCACTTTCCGCCCTCACAACTTTTAATGTGTTTGTATATTGTAAAAAATTAGCAGCAGTAAAAAAGTCTTCGTATTGATTACTTGTATCTTGTGGTAGACCAAATATTCTTACTAAGTCTTGTTCTGAACTAATTTGAGTAACTTCACTAACTGGTCCTTTTTGAAAGGCACCAGCAACAGCACCAATAGTTGTTGCAACAGCAGGGACAATATTTGTTAAATCAATTTCCTTGACTTGTACGCCTGGAGAAACTTGAAATCCCATATTAATACTCCTCTATTTTAGTTTTAAATTCATTAGTTATTAATATTTATAAAAAAATGATTTTAAGATTATGTGTTTTATACACTTTTAAAATATAAATAGATGTATGAGTGAACACTATCAAAAATACAGAAACACAATTCGTAAGGTTGCTAGAAGACATAGAAGACTTAGACATAGTTGGGTGAATAAACAATTAACAGAAAAGTCTTGTAAGTATTGTGGTGAATCTGAATTAGTCTGTCTTAAATTTTATCCAGATGATAGAAAGATTCGTTCTGATTCTAATAAACAAGGTTTAAATGAAGAGTCAAGAAAAAAAATACTTGACATTATTGAAAAACAAGTTATAGTATGTCAGAACTGTTATATTAAAAAAGATAATGATTTAATTGATGAAGAAGAATTTACCAATTTGTATCATGAGTCCTGACAACAGTAGACCATCTCGTTCCATATTCGTCAACTTCACCCTTTGGTTCAAATGGGTCATCTATGCCATCATCAAAGAAACCAAAAGGCGCCATGTCTTGTTCCATTTGATTTTGATTCTCTGCATATAATCTAGCACGAATATCATTATCTGTTAATTCTTTAAAATAAGTTTGTCCTGATAACCAACCAAATAATACACAACACATCATTAAATCGTCATTATGTCCTTCTTCTGCCTGAAAAGAAGAGCCATGCAGAATAAATGTTGACATCTCTGAGATTATATCAAAATCTTCTAAAATAATTTTATCTGATTCAATCATAGTTTTTAAATTAGAACACCCTAGTTTTTTTACTGCCTTTGTTGTTCTGACACCAAGTTGTGCTTTACCACCACTAAAACCACCACCAACAATTTGTCCTGCACGACCTCTCATTGATGCCATGATTAAATTTTCATATTCTAAATCAAATTGTAATGCATTAGCCACTTGGTCGCCAATATCATTAACCTCAACCATGACAAATGCTTTATCATATGCATTTGCAACATCTTTAATTACATGAGGAAACAACATAGGTTTTATCTGATTATTTTTATATTTACAAACTAAACGATATGGTATTTTTGATACATCTATTACTACAAATGCTGATGCATCTCCTTGAATACCCCTTGCAACATCAGCAACTAAAACATAAGTATGTTCTTTAATTGGTTTTTCATAAATATCTAACCCACTACTATTTGATTGTAATGGCGTTCTTGATGGCATTGTTCTAATTTTAGAGGCAGCAATGAGTGTATTTTGAGAACCTAAAAACTCACAATCAAATTCTTTTGCGAATTGAGATTCACTTGTATTTGCAATCGTTTCTTTTTTCCATTTTTCATCTCTGCCTGGCACCTCTGACCAATGTACATCTATTGGTATATAACTATTCTTTTTTTGTTCTGCATCAATCCATAATTTATAAAACATATTCATGCCATTTGGTGTCGATACAATAATTACCTTAGTTGATTGACCAGATGAAATTGTAGGATAAACTGAACTAAAAAATTCTTCTGCGATATTTGTAGGTACAAATGCAAACTCATCTAAGAATATCATATTATAAGAACCACCACGAACTGCACTTGATGAAGTAGAAGATGCTACTATTCGTGAACCATTCTCTAATTCTAGACTACCTTTATTCCATGACATGATACCTTGTTGTAACCAATTAGGTAAATTTTCATATGCAAGTTGCAATCTTGACAATATATCTCTTGCAGTCGCAGCTTTGTTTGCAAGTATTGCCACATTCATACTTTCGTTGAATAAAACATAATGTAATATATAAGAAACCATAGTTGTAGTCTTACCAGATTGTCTTGGTAGTTTACAAATAGAAAAACGATTATTATGAAAAGTGCCCACCATATCTTTTTGAAATGGGTACATATCAAAGGATATAAGACCCCTATCTAAAGAAACAATTTTAATATATTTTTCTATGAAATACTGTGGGTCTTTCATACATTTTTGAAACTCAAGTATTTGTTCTTTTGTGAACTCTTGAGTTACAAATGCTTTTTTTAAATTAGGATTACCTAGATATTGATTTGTTATGCCCATTGTAAAGCCACACCATGAATCTTGTTTGTTCCAGATAAACCAGAACCCACTACTTTCCATCTTAATGCTACTTGTGGTGAACTTGTTCCTGTGAGTGTTGCTGAACCTGAAAATAGTTTTAGACCAGAAGACCCTGCCTGAAATCCTTCATCAGTTAATGTTATAGTATTAAATGTTGAATTATCTCTAGTTGCAGAAACTACAAAATCACCTGTGCCATCTGGTAATTCTGCAAAGATAACAATTCTTGCTGTTGTTGGTGCAGTCTGTGCTGTAAATGTTTCACTAATTACAGTCATAGTAGTTGTAGGGTTGCTGTATAAATCATTTGTTGCATCATAATTTGCATTTGAATTTTCTGGAGTATCTACACCTGACTCGTCATGAAATTCGTCAACAATACCATCTACTAAATTGAAAACTGTAAGCCCATTATTAATTGCTTGTTTAAACCCTAATATACCAATATTAAATGCTTGAGTACCAGCATTAGCTGCAAAGGGTGATAAAGATGAATTAGGTAATGTTAATGATTTTGATGATAAATCTAAAGAACTTGCAAGATTAGGTGAAGTAATATTTAATTCCACATTTGGGCTAATGTCTACATCTGTAAAAGTTGCAGGTGTAAGATTAGGACTTGTAATTGTATTACTACCTAAAGTTTCATCTGTTAATTTTGTTCTACTCATTTTTTATGCCCATTGTAATGATACCCCATGAATTTTGTTTGTTCCAGTTAAACTAGAACCTACTACTTTCCACCTTAATGCTACTTGAGGTGAACCAGAACCTGTTAGAGGTGTACTACCTGTAAATATTTTGATACCAGAACTACCAGCTTGAAATCCTTCATCTGTTAATGTTATAGAATTAAATGTCGAATTATCTCTTGTTGCACTTACTGTAAAATCTGAAGTACCATCTGGTAATTCTGCAAAGACAACAATTCTTGCTTTTGTTGGAACTGAACTAGCAGTAAATGTATCAGATATTAAAGTTAATGAACTACTAAGAACATTAGATATTGATTCTTTTACGATTACAATTCCAGAACCTCCTGACCCACCCGTTCCTGAAGGGGTAGTACTGCCAGTACCACCATTACCAGTATTTGCAGTTCCATCTGCACCTGGGGCTGCCCCTCCACCTTCTGGA